ATCTTTTATTTTTTGAATCTCTGATTCTAATTTTTTAACTTCTTGAGCTTTTTTTAATATCTTTTCATTTACAGATTTTTCAACTTTGGATGCTATACTTTTTATCCTTTTTTCTGTAAATATTTCTTTTTTAATAGTTTTAAAAACAAACTCTTCTAATATTTCCTTTCTTATTGGCTTATTCCTACAATCATTAACTTTTGTTTTTCTATTAATACAAGTATATCCATAAGTTATGCTCCCATCTCTTTGTTTTGAACGATATCCACCAGAGTATCTTCCTCCACATTCTCCACAAGTACATACTCCCGTCAAATAGTATGTCTCATGTGCTGTTGCTCTACTACCTGTTTTTCTATTTTTCATTTTTATTTGGATCTTTTCAAAATCTTCTTTACTAATTATTTGTGGAATTCCACCTTCTATTTTAACCTCATTACCTGTTAATTTTCCATGTCCATCTTTTTTACCATATACAAAAATACCTGTATATTTTTCATTTAATAATATGTCCCTTATAGATGTTTTTCTAAATGGTTTACCTAACTTATTCAATCTTCCCATTTGATTTAATTGTTCAGCTATACTTGCATACCCTATACCCTCAATATATAATTTATAAATTATTCTTACAGTTTCTGCTTCAATTTCATTAATAATATATCTTCTGTCTTCATCAAGGTTATATCCTAATGGTGGAATACCACCATTATGGATACAATTTAATGCATTCTCATTTAATCCTTTTTTAACTTCCCTTGATAAGTTTAAACTATAATATTCATTCATTCCAGTAAGTACAGATTTTAATATCACACTTTCTGGACTATCATTTAATTGCTCTAATACTGATAATAATTTAACTCCATTATCATTTAATTTTTTTTCATAGATAGCGTGGTCATACCTATTTCTAGCAAATCTATCAAATTTATGTACAACCACACATTGAAATTCTTTCTTTTTACTATCCTCTATTAATTCTAAAAATTCAGTTCTATCTTTGATTGATGTTCCAGAGATAGCTTCATCTTTATACACTTTTATTAAATTGTAATTATTCTTTTGACAGAATTCTCTTATAGCTCTTTCTTGAGCCACAATACTTTCTTCTCTTTGATTATCTGATGAATATCTAGCATACCCTACAACATTAATCATTTCCCTGCTCCTTTATACTTCTTCTAAAAAATTATTTACTAATATATTTATAAAATTATCATAAAGCATCTCATCACTTTCTGTATAAAGTATTTTTATAGTTTTTTCTCTTTTCATCTTAATTCACCTCTATTAAAAAATCTCATACTTTTTTAATCAATATACTGATAAGATTGTGGAGCTTTCTCCATTCCAAAATCTTTTAGCTCTAGTTCTTTTTTATACTTAATAACTTTTTTTATTTTTATAGCATAAGCAACTTTTGAATTTTTATAGTATTTAAAGTATTCTTTTTCTGAAATACCTAAATTATTTTTATGAGATTCCCATAAATGGTTAGGAGTTGAAGAAATTATTCTATCTATAATAATTTCTCCAACAACCTTTTTTTTAGGAAAACTTGAATATATAACAATAGTGTCTACAGTCCTTTTAAAAAGCTTTTTTCTAAGTTCAAAAGTTTTACTCCCAGCAAATATTTTTTCTACAAATTTAGGCTTTATTGACATTAAGACTTTCATAATCAACCTCTATCTTATTAAATAGACCTTCTCCAATCCTAGAAACAGCTATTTCAATGTATTCCTTTTTAAGTTCTACTCCAACTCCATTTAGATTTAAACTTTTTGCAACTTTTAATGTAGTTCCTGAACCAAGAAATGGATCCAATACTATACCATCAATAGGACATCCAGCTAAAAGACACCTTTTTACTAATTCCTCTGGAAAACTAGCATAGTGTCCTTCTTTTATTCCTTTTGTTGCGATGCTCCAAACTGTCCTCATATTTCTTCCATTCTCATTGTAAATAGTTTTCCAAGGTTTATCTATTCTCTTCATAGCAGTTTTACTTTCTCCAGCTTCTAACATTTTTTTCTTTCCTGTAGGCATAACTCCATCTTTGAAACCATTTAAAGTTTTTTCAGAATATGGTTCATACTGCTTCTTAAAATAGTATTTTTGATTTTTTGTAAAGAAAAATATTTTTTCAAAATCATTTGTGAATCTATCGTTCAAAGACTCAGGGAGAACATTTGGCTTATGCCAAATAATTTCATTTCTTAAAATCCATCCTTGGTCAATCATCTTAATACATAACCTTTCAGGAATCATCATCTTTGATTTTCTTTGAATATTTGTTTTTCTTGGAATAACCTTAAATATATTTTCTTTGCCTCTTTTTTTATTGCTTCTTTTAGAAAATTTAGAATTAACATTTGAATAAGTATCACCTATATTAAGGAAAAATGTTCCTGACTTTTTTAGAACTCTATATAATTCATCCATTATAAGCATTAATTTTTCAATATATTCTTCAATGTTTTCTTCTAATCCTATCTGGCCAGAAATATTATAATCTCTAAGTTGCCAATATGGAGGAGATGTTATAATACAATCTATGCTTTCTGTATCTAATGTTTTTAAAATCTTTAAACTATCTCCATTTATTATCTTCATTGATTTCCTCCTGACATTCTATAATTCCAATATCTTAAATAGCCAAGTCTATAAATTTTTGAGAGAACTATATCATTTATAGGTTTAGCTTCTTTATTTATTTTTGGCTTTCTATAACATTCAATCTTTCTATACTTCTCCAAATCATAGAATCTGTTTCTGTATCTAACCATGCATTATTTTTAGTTACTCTTGGAACAATTACTAAACTTCCACTTTCAAAATAGGTATAGATTAATGATTCCATTTTATGTGTAGTCATTCCTTATCTTCCACCCAATCAGCTATATTTTCAAGTTCTTCTGAGCATTCTCCACATTTAGAACATTGATAGCTTTCAACATCAAAATGATTTAAACTATTCCCTGTAAATTCTCCTTTTTTATCTAACTCCTCAATTTGATATGTTTTAGCTCCTACTGTTCCTCCACACCATTTACAATTTTTTTTCCATTTAACTCACCTAGTATCCTAGTTGTTCATGCAAATCTGGGTTTTCAAAAATGTTACCAACAATTTCAAAATCTCCTGCCATATTTGAAAGATGTTCTGTAACATTTTCATAAGATACACAATAAACAGCATCTTCATCATCATAAGAAATTAATCCATAAATATCATCTATACCATCATTGAATTTAATTACATCTGCCTCATAAACCTCTTGATCTGCTTTGTCTTTTGCTCCTGTAAATTGTAAGAGTTCTATATCTTTAAATTCAGCAATTTTATAATCATCTTTGAAAAGATTTCCATCATCAGAGTATCTGATATATTGATAATTTAAGTCAATTCCAATAATAGATACCATTTTATTTTCTTTTTTCAACCAAGCCTTCATTTTAAATTCTCTCATTTTATCCTCCTAAGCAGTTTCTATTTTTATAATTTCTCTATCAACCATATCTAAGTATTTTTTAGATGATTTTATTAATTCTTGAACTTCTTCTTTTATATCAAGTTCATTAACTAATTTTTTTATTCTATCTAATTTAAAATTTTTAATGAGCTTATTCCAAGAATGAACTGTATCTGTAAATCCAGCTGGAAGCCTTTGTAATTTATCTTCCAAAGTCATTGGAGCCTTTTCCCAAATAGAGTTTGCACAATCTTTAACATGTGCTTTCATTACTTCCCTAGTATAGAAATTTTCTTCATACTCTATATCCTGGTCTTTAATATCGTCATAACATTTGTTATAAATATCAGATGTTAGATTTTTACATCTACCTAGCAATATCTTGTAATAAGTATTTAAATAACCATCTTTTTCATTTTTCCAAACCTTTTGATGATTACCAATTACAATTTCTAATGAAAGCAAAAGTGTCTTTAAACTTAAAGCATCAAGCTCACTTTCAGTAGGTTTTTCTATAAATTTAATTTCTTTCTTTTCATTTATCTTTATTTGTCTTTTCACAGTCTTTTGAGCTTTCCTCATTTTCAACACTCCTTTCTGCTAAAAGAGCAGCTAATGCTAATTTTAAAATATCCATAAAATCACATCCAAGCTTCTAATAGAAGAAAAGGAAAGTTAAGTTTATGTTTCAATTTTTTCCAGAAGCTAATTTCCATACAGTCAACTTTAAATCCTTTTATCTTCTTATTTTTATAAGCTATTACAACAGCCTCATTAAAACTGCTTGCAGTATATTCTCCACCAACTAAGTAAAAGTCTTCTCCAATTTTTCTTATTTCTAGCATCATGTCCTCCTGTATTCTTGACACCACAAATAACTTACTGTAAAATAAAACTGTCTGAGGGCTTTATCAACACGAGCAAGTTACTTGCAGTGCAAAATTGATAAAGTTCTTTTTATTCTGTTAGTCTTTTAAAAACTTTTATGAAAATTTCAAGCTCTTCATTTTCTTTTTTCATTGCAGAAATTCTTGAAATACCTAACATAGCAACAGCAACATCATCTTCTATTAAAGAGTTATTACTTTTTATAGTAGTTTCTGCTTTTTCAATTAAATCATCTTTATAAATCATATTTCCTCCACTAGTTGTTGTAATTTTTTTATATACTCTGTAAGTTCTTTTTTATATTCCTGCTTATCTTCATCTTTTAACTTCAATGATCTTTTTTTCATTTTTTCAATTTTATTAAAGTTAAAAAACTTTTGACCATCTGGAAGAAATTCCATTTTATTTTTTTCAATAGCAGGAAGTAATAGTTTTTTAATTTCTTTAACTTTATAGATGTCATTTTCTAAAATTCCTAACACTTCCTCATATTGAAGATCCTTATTTGTTAGAATTTTTATTGCTTGATCTGAATAAGAAAATATTTTATCTTTGTAATCTTGAAACTCTAAATATAAATTCCATCTTTTTAAGTAAACTGAAACAGAGTCTTTTGTAAGTCCCTTAGACTCATACCAAGCCATAAATGAATTGGTAGGTTTTAAAGTTTTTTCAATTAATGCTAATGACGAACACATTTCAAATAAATTATTTTTCATTTTTTTATATGTATTCATAAATATTTTTTCTTGTTCAGATATAGTAGCAATTTCAACATCGTTTAATTCGTAACTAGCGAAATCAAATTCTTTTATTTCTGATTTAGAAGATATAACTATATTAAAATCATTATCTAAATTTTTATTCATTGTCTATCTCCTTCCAGATATTTATAAAGATACCTTTGATATAATCTAATTTTTTAGCTTTGCTTTCCCATAGCAATGTTTCTTTATCAATTAATTTAGAAATAAGGCTAATTTGTGGGATAGGAAAACTTAAATGGATTCCTTGTACTCCTAATTTTTTATTCAAAAAATCATAATATTCTTTTTCAAGTTTTGTCCTTCCAGTTCTATTTGGAATAACAGCCTTAACTTTGTTTAAATCAACTTTTTTCAACATGCTCAATACTGAATGTGTTGTAATGCTATCAAGAAAAGTTGGAATAACTATATGGTCAGATATTTCAATAAATAAATTATCTAACCCCATTACTGGTGAACCATCAATAACAATATAATCATACTCATCTTTTAAAAGTTTTATAGCTTTCTTAAAAGCCTCATCAAAAGAATTTTTTATCTTATATCCTTGTAAATGTAAGAAGAAAAGATTTTCTCTTAATTTTTTAATTTTATAGCTTTTACCTTCAATGAAATCTTCAAGTCCAGCTTTGCTTGTATCTTCAATTTTGATACCTGCAAATTTTAAAATATCATTTTGGGAATCGCTGGTAAGAATCAATGTCTTTTTATTTTTTATCAATGCTTTATATGCTGCTAATTGTAGAGTTATATAAGTTTTTCCAACTCCACCTTTGTTATTTTTAACTAAAATAATTCCCATAAAATCCTCCTATTTTTTGATTTTTTCAAGCTTATTTTTAAAATAAGTTTTATAATTTTTTAAATTCACAAATGTGTATCCAGATTCTTTTAGAGTTCTTAAAGATTTACTAAGTTCTCTTTTTTTGTTATATAAGTGCCATGCTCCAAATTTTTTAATAACAATTCCTGATAAAACTTCATCATTTTGTACAGCAAGAATAAAGTCTTGTCTGTAAATCATTGAAGTTCCAGCAGTGTATCCAGTAGCTTCAAGCCATTCAACTTCTTTAAAACTAAATTCCTTTTTTTGCTGATTTGAAATAGCTGTTATTTTTTTATTTCTGTAATCAATGAAGCCAACACTATATGTTTTTTTGTCTGTGTAGCTATAAATTTTCCCTCTTAGCATTATTGCTCCTTTCAGTTATAAAATTCAGGTTCTTTCAGAGTTTTATTTGTTCCAGCTTTTATTAAATAGAGATGACATAACAATCTGCCATACTTGGAACAATATTTATATTTTTCAAAGTCAAGTTTTTCTTCATCAGAAAGTATTTCATTGACTTCTTCAAATTTTTTTTGAACTTCACACCACTTTGCAAATGGCATATTTATTTTGGTTATTGACATAAACCACCTCTCTAAATTAAGCCTTTTTCTTTAAGTTCTTCATAGATAAATGAACTAATTAGTCTATAATACATAGTTTCACTTTTCGTTTTTAATTCAGAAAAATGTTTAATATTATGTTTTTTAAGAATTTCCATTTCAATTTCTTCCTGTTTCTCTAAGGGAATTTTAAAGAAAATACTAAGAATATTATCATTTTTCTCACTCTCCTTTCGCTCTTCTTCTTTAACTTTTTGATGTTCAACCTCTTTCTTTTCAAGTTCCTGGGTGTCTACTTCACAAGTTCCTTTGAAAAGATGAGTGGAGAAAACAGCTGCTACACTTTTAACATCAGATTTATTTTTTAAAATATCCAGTTGCTCCTGGAATGTATTTAAAACAAAATCTAGTGAGTTATTTTTTAATAGCTCTAAAACTTTAACTTCATGTTTCTTAGAAAAATCAATTCCATTTTCTTTGAACCATTGTTTTATTTTTTTTAAATCATCATTCTTCTCATCTCTCTTTATATTTTTTATATTATTTAAAATATTATGATCATGATTATATGATTCTATCTCTATGTCTTTCTCTATCTCTTGTTGGACAATGTCCTCTTTGTTTAAGACAATGTCCTTTTCATTTTGGACAATGTCCTCATTATGTCCTTTATTTGTCTTAGAAGTTTCTAATAATAGATTTTTTTCTTTTACTTCTAATGATTTTCTATAATTCCTTTTTTTAGTTGCCCATTCACTTTCAGATCCAGTCATACTTTCAACAGCAATCATATACAATGCACCATCATCAAGTTTTTCCATTAATCCTAATTTTATAAAAATATCAATGGCAACTCTTACAGTATCAACTGCAACCCCAGTAATGTTTGCTAACATATCAGGAGTATATGGAATAATATCTTTAAAGATTAGTCTTCCATCAGTTTTTAATGATTTACAAAGTAATTTTAGGTAAAAGTTTGAATAGACAACACCATTAGGCATTGATTCAATTATTTTTATTTCATCTGACTCAAAGAAATCTTCTTGTAATTTAAGCCAGTAATATCTTTTTGCCATAAAAAGCTCCTTAATTTACTTTTAATTTTTCAAGTTTTTCAATAATTTCATCTAATTTTTTTCTAGCTTCATTTTCTGATGAACTACCAAAATAAATATCTTTAAAAAAATCTGCTCCTAGTCCTTCTTTCCAACCTTTGCTATGTATACTCACTTCAAAAATTTCACAATGTCCTGAAAAACGAATAAATACTGTATTTTTTTCTCGGCTGTTAACTTCAAGCCCTAGTTCCATTATTTTTAATATTTTTTCTTTAACTGTTCTATTTAACATTTTGAACCCCCCCTAGTTTTTTAAAATATCTTTTAAAGTATGAATTTCAACTCTTTTAGTGCTGATATATTTCCATAATTCTTCATCATCAATACCATTATTAAGTTTTTCCTGATATTCTTTTAGTGCTTCTTTTCTTAATTTATCTAATGCTGCTATTCTAGATTCTATATATTGTTTAGTTTTCATTATTACTCCTTATTTTGCCATTCCTTTATATAGTTTTTCCAATGAAGCAATGGCTTCATCTACTTTTGAATGTTCTGATTTTTCAATGATATTTTTAATTTTGCTATACCAATTTTTAGCCTTCTCTTTATTGCTATAATGACTAAAATCTACTCCTAGAAAATCAAGTTGAGGTTTTCCTCCTAGCTCAACTAAGAAAAATATGTATTTAGAAGTTTCATCTTTGAAATATAAATTATTTTCCATTTTCAACCCCCATTTCTTTCTTAATTTCATTAATAAATCTAGCATCAATATTCAATGCACAAGGTTCAATGTTAAAATTTTCTGGAAACTCTGAATAATTTAATTCAATTTCATTTTTTGCAGCTTCCAAAGTAGTGAAAGCTGAAAGAATTACTTTATCTTCATTTGTGATAATGTAGATTGTTCTAATCATTTTTATCACCAACAATCTTACAAGCATATCCCATTTTTTGTAGCTCTTCCTTGATTTCTAAAAGTTTCACATCTCCAAATCTTTCAATTAAATCATTCAATTCTTTTAAATTCATAAATTTTTCCTCCTCTTTGAGAGAAAAAAACTTGTAAAATATAAGAAAACATGTTATAATTAAGCATAAATCAAATAGGTGTTTGTAAAAGTTAAGTACTTTCTCATTCACTATTTAGTAAAAAGGGCTTCTGGCAGGTTGTCCTTTTTTTCTTTGCTCTTATTCATCTTGCATTACTTTTCCTGCTATCATTCCTAATTCAAAGTATTCATCCTTTATATTTTCAATTACTATAAAAAATAATTTTTGAAGTTCTTCAAATTCTTCATCAGTTAATTTTTCTTCAAGATAACTGATTTTTTTTACAGTCTTTTCAATACTAGTATTAGAATTTGTATTTATATAGCCTTTTTCCTTTAATGCTTTTCCTCCAGCTTTTGCTTCTTCAACTCCTTTAGGACTCAAATCCACATCTTTCCAACCAGTAAATTTGTTTTCCAAATTCCATTGGCTTTCACCATGTCTGATTAATACTAA